TGCTGGAGGTTGGCGACCCGAACGCGATCTCGCCGACAGCCGATGTGTACGAGGCGGACGACGATTTCCGGCGCCGCATCCAGCTGTCGTTCGAAGGCTACACCACGGCCGGCAGCGCAGGTTCGTACGTGTTCCATGCCCTGTCGGCTGACGGCAACGTGAAAGACGTTTCCGTGGTCAGCGACGTGCCTGGACAGGTGAACGTGTACGTGCTGTCGCGCATCGGCGACGGCACTGCGGATTCCGCGCTGGTGCAGTCCGTCGCAGCGGCGCTGAACGCCGACGAAGTGCGTCCCATGACGGACCTGGTGGTGGTGTCTAGCGCCGCCATCGTGAACTACGCCATTCAAGCGGAACTGACGCTGTACCCCGGCCCCGACTCCGACGTGGTTCGCCAGGCCGCGCTGGATGCCGCCACTGCGCACGTCGAGAACATCAAGCGCCTTGGCCTGGACGTGTCGCGTTCCGCCATCCTGGCGCAGCTGCACCAGCCAGGCGTGCAGGACGTGAATCTGATTGCGCCGGCCGCGAACATCGTCGTCGACGAGTCCGAGGCGGCGAACTGCACAGGCGTCACGTTGACCGTGAAGGCCGGCCGCAATGAGTGACCGATACCTGCTGCCACCCAACGCGACGCCACAGGAAGTCGCCGTAGCTGGCACTGTCGCGCGCATCAGCGACGTGCCTGTGCCGCTGCGGGGCCTGTACCGGCCGGCAAGCTGCCCGGAAGTGCTGTTGCCGTGGCTGGCATGGTCGTTCTCGCTGGACCAGTGGGACACCAGCTGGACCGAAGCACAGAAGCGCGCGAGCATCGAAAATTCGGTGTTCGTCCACCGCCACAAGGGCACCATCGGCGCTGTCCGCAGTGCGCTGGCGGCCCTGGGCATTGGTGCCCGCGTGCAGGAATGGTTCAACCAGACGCCAGCCGGCGCCCCGTACACGTACCGCCTATTGCTGGACGTGGACCAGGTGGGCATCAGCCAGGAAAACGTACTGCGCGTGGACGATGTGGTGGAAGCCACTAAAAATCTGCGTTCGCACCTGGACAAAATCGTGATGACCATATCGAGCGCGGCACCCGTGACTGTTGCTGCGGCGTGTGGCGTTGGTACTGAAATCGATTCAACTGGCTACGGGTACAGCCTTATTGCAGACGGCAGCGTGATTGCTGACGGGACTTACCGCGCCAACGGCTTCAAAGTGCCGATTGCGCAATAAACACTGGGAATTACATGGCAAATTTGAATCCAACGCCTGGCTGGGATGATGTCCCGCAGATCGAAACGACCACCGTACTGAAAGGCGGGCCAGGCGGGGCGCTGAACGCGCAGGCGCAAGCGCTGATGAACAGGCTTGAATGGATGCGGCGACAATTCGTTTCCGCCAAAGACCCGCGTTTTTCTGGCGGCGCAAAGGGAGACGGAACCACTGATGACACCGCGGCCATCCAGGCGGCGCTTGATTATGTCGAAGCGAATGGCGGCGGCTATGTTTGGCTCCCAAATACAAGCGGGAAATATCGTATTACAACTGGGTTGAAAACTGGGTCGTTCACAACACTGATTGGGAATGCGCCAGTTCGATATCCATTCAATGGTGTCGCGAATTCGTCCGCCTTGATGACGGATTTTTCTGATCCGAACCAAAATGTGATTGAGGCGAAAACGAAAACAGGCGGCGCGGCTGTCGCATATAACGTTTTCCTTGCCTCTGGCCTTCCAGATGGTGCGACGTACAACTGTGGCGTCATGGACCTGCTGATCACCGTGAAAAGTGGAAGCGCGATCCCGTACGCCGGCATTAAGTTTCATGGATGCCCTGGCTCAGTCGTGCGAAATGTCGGCATCGTTGGAACGGGCGCTGGGATGATCGTAAACGAGTGTTACGGAGGCGAATACCAGGTCCATTCTCTTACCCTGTATTACGGCTTCGTAGCATGGGGCGAGGTAAATGCATGCACCATTGATGCTTACTGCACGCAAGACCAGTCCAAGCCAAAAACCGTACCCGCTGCGTATCGCGTTGCGCCGCTGTCCACGCTGAACGGATCGATGGCATCAACGCTGAAGCTGTCAACTGAGGCTCATTCTTCGCGTCCATTCGGCATTGTTTTTGGTTCTCATCAGGCATCAACGTCATCCAGCAATCAAGTTGCATGCGTCTCCGAGTATTTCAACGGCGGCCTGTTCACGCATAACGCACGAGGACTCAACTTCACGCGGCTGTATGCGGAAGGCGATCCGGGAGACGTTGCATTTGCCGTTGTCTCTTCTAACTCGACAATCAGCGCGGCGACTGCAAGCGCATACCTGTCTGGCGGTGGGACATATTGCGATGTCGGCGCTAACTCCAAGCTTGATATTCGGCTGGATGGCGTAATCAGTTATTCAGCGCTGAAGCCCGGCCCAGTCGACATTAGTTCGCAACTGACACTGCGCGGTGTTTCCATGGCCGGCGCTGGCCAAGCAAAGCCGGAAGTGAACGTGTTTTTCCCTGACGACCCGAGCGCCTGGGTTGCGCCAACGCTTGGCGCCAGCTGGACGAACGCCGGGGGGCCAAACGCCACGGCAGCTTATCGCTTCAACGCAAGAACCGGATTGGTGGAGTTGAAAGGTTACATCATCAACGGCGTCGTCGGCGGGAATGCATTCGTTCTTCCAGCAGGGTTTCGGCCATCGGAAAAACGCAACTTTGTAGCTATCGGCGGCAGCGCAACGGGGTACTTGATCGTGCTTTCTACTGGAGAGGTCATTCCGGCAGCCCCGACTGTTTCGGCAAACGGAATTTCCCTGGACGGAATTGCCTTCAAAGCAGAGCAATAATTAAAAGACATGTCGACATTCAAAACAATCCACACCGCCTACGGCCTGCAACGCATGGGGCAGGCCGAGGCCACCGGGACGCCGATCAACCTGACCCACATGGCTGTCGGCGACGGCAACGGCAACGATGTGCAGCCGTTCGAAGCGCAGACAAATCTGGTGCGCGAAATGTACCGCGCGACCGTCAACGCGGTCTTCCAGGACCCGAGCGACAACACGCGGTTCACTGCGGAATTGGTCGTGCCTGTGTCGGCCGGCGGATTCACCATGCGCGAAGTCGGCGTGTTCGAAGCTGACGGCAGCCTGTTCGCTGTCGGCAACCTGCCGGCCACGTACAAGCCGAACATCAGCGAGGGCGCGTACGCCGACGTGGTGGTGCGCATCAGCTTCATGGTGACGAACGCCGGCATCGTGTCCATCGTCGTGGACCCGAACATTGCCGTGGCGACGCGCAGCTGGGTGCAGAACAACGTCACGGCAGCCCTGCTTTTCCCTGGAGGCACCACGAACCAAGTTCTGGCCAAGGCGTCGAACGCGGCCGGCGACACGAAGTGGATGGACCTGGGCAACGTCAACGTGACCGTGGACGCCCTGGAGGAAAAGCAGACGCTTGCGGCGAGCCAGACGACCGTAACGCTGGGCGTCGTCACGACGCGCGGCCTGGCCGTGTATGTCGAGGGCACGCGCATTCCGAACGGGACCGGCCCGCACACCTGGGCTGCTGTGTCTTCCACGCAGATTACGCTGGGAACGACATACGATGCAGGCACCAAGATTCTGCTGGTCCAGAACGACCCGGCTGGCAATGCATCGCAGCCGCTGGAGCGCGACCAGAACCTGGGCGACATCCAGGATGCGCCGACAGCGCGCACGAACCTGGGCGTGTACAGCAAGGCTGAATCGGATTCCGCAGGCAACCCCGGCGACATCAAGTGGACGGCTCGAAACACGGCGCCGCCCGGCTGGCTGAAGGCCAACGGCGCAGCCTTGAGCCGCACCGCATACAGCCAGCTGTTCGCAGTCATCGGCACGACGTACGGCGCTGGCGACGGGTTCAACACGTTCAACCTGCCCGACTTGCGCGGCGAGTTCGTGCGCGGCTGGGACGACGGACGAGGGGCGGACGCTGGCCGCGTATTGGGATCATCGCAGGCGGGACAGAACGCAGCCCACACGCACAGCGCTTCTGCATCGACTGCGGGTTCTCACTCGCACACGTACACCGACACCGATACGAATTACACTGGGCAGAGCGGTTTGCAGCCGGGATCGGCTGGTTTCACCGACCGCGAGACCAGTCAGCCTACGTCATCTGATGGCGCCCACAGCCACACCATCAGCATCGGTTCCAGCGGCGGCAATGAAGCACGTCCGCGCAACGTCGCCATGTTAGCCTGCATCAAATATTAAAACCATGACAACGAAAACTGTATATCAGATCGATACTGCCGGCCGTTACGTCGGCATAACGAGGGCTGACGAAAGCCCGAAGGAACCCGGCGTTTGGCTGATGCCTGCCGGGACCGTCGAGGCCGCTCCACCGGAAGAATGGCCGGAAGGCAAGATGCCCCGCTGGAACGGCACGGCATGGGGCTGGGTCAGCGTCCGCGAGCCGCAGCCAGCGCCGGCCGTTGACCCGGTGGCGAAGCTGCAAGCATTCCTTCAGGCGAACCCGGATGTGACCGCGCTGCTGGCCAGCAAACAGGGAGGCGTATGAGCCGCGTACTTGAACTGATTTCATCGCTGGCTGGCAATTCGACCAGCAAGCAGCCAACGGCGACGGTAACGCCGGTCGTGGACGACAACACCAAGAACCTGGCGACCACGGAATGGTTCTTCAAGGAATTTACTGGCGCGGCCAAGGTTCAGCTGGGCACGAACGGATACATGGTCATGCCCAATGGCCTGATTGTTCAGTGGGGCACTGTGCTGAAGTCAAGTTCGGCTAACGTATCCATCACGTTCCCGCTCACGTTCCCGGCCGGCGTGTACACCACCGTTGCGTCGTTCGGCGGGACTTCGGCGCCGGCTGCTGGCGTGTCGGCGTATCCCACCAGCACGTCGCAATGCACGTTCTATTCGTCGGCCGGTGCGGCTGGTGTGTACGTGAACTGGGTTGCCATCGGGCACTAACTGGAAAACCCACCAGAGGAACGGCCGGCGAGTGCCCGGCAGAATGGAATTCATAAATTCCATTTTAGGGCACTCAAACATATATGGCTAGTTTCCTGCACGGCGTCCAAGTATTGGACATCGATTCCGGCCCGCGTCCGGTACAAATCGCATCGTCCAGTGTCATCGGTATCATTGGCACCGCGCCGGACGCTGACCCGATTGCTTTCCCCCTGAACACGCCTGTTCTGGTCGCCGGCTCGCGCACCGTCGCGGCGAAGCTTGACATGACGGGCAACGGCGCCGGCACCCTGCCTGATGCCATGGATTCGATTTTCGACCAGATCGGCGCCGTTGTCGTCGTCGTGCGCGTCGATGTCGGCGCGAACGACACCGCGACCCTGGCCAACATCATCGGCGGCGTGGACGGCGTGACCGGCCAGCGCAAAGGCGTCCAGGCTTTCCTGGCGGCCAAGTCGATGCTGGGCGTACAGCCGCGCATCCTGATCGCGCCGGGCTTCACCCATACCCGCGTCACGAATGGAATCGTCACCCTGACCGGCAACCCCGGCAGCGGCTACACGGACGGCACGTACCAGCTGACGGTCACGGGCGGCACTGGCGGCAGCGGTGCAGCTGCCACGGCCACCATCGTGGGCGGCGTCGTCACCAAGCGCACCATCACAAAGCCGGGCAGCGGCTACACGGCCGTGCCGACGTTCTCCCTGCCGGGCAGCGCGGGCAGTGGCACGGGTGCTACCTTCGTGGCCACCGCAGGCACCGCCGGCAACGCCGTCGTGGCCGAACTGCTGGGCATCGCCGACCGCCTGCGCGCCGTGATTTTCGCTGACGGCCCGAGCACGACCGACGCCGCCGCAGTGGCGTATGCGGGCGACTTCGGCAGCAAGCGCGTCTATGTCATCGATCCGCAGGTTCTGGCGACGAACGCGGACGGCAGCATCGACACCCGTTACGCGAGCGCGGGCGCCGCCGGCATCCAGGCCCGCATCGACAACGACCGTGGCTTCTGGTGGTCGCCGTCGAACCAGACGTTCAACGGCATCATCGGCACCGCGCGTGCCATCGACTTCGCCCTGGGCGACGCCAACAGCGCAGCCAACCTGCTGAATGCGTCGAAGGTCGCCACGATCATCAACCAGGACGGGTATCGCCTGTGGGGCAACCGCACCCTGTCGAGCGACCAGAAATGGGCGTTCCTGCCGGTGGTACGCACGGCCGACATCATCAACGACAGCCTGCAAGCGGCGCACCTGTGGGCCGTGGATCGCGGCATCACCAAAACGTACATGTCGGACGTGCTGGAGTCGGTCAACGCCTTCCTGCGCAGCCTGAAGGCGCAGGGCGCCATCCTGGGCGGCGGCTGCTGGGCGGACCCGGAACTGAACACGCCGGACCAGATCGCCCAGGGCAAGGTGTATTTCGACTTCGATTTCACCCCGGCGTACCCGGCGGAACAGGTCACGTTCCGCAGCCACATGGTCGACGACTACGCCACGGAAATTTTCTCGTAAAAAGTTGCTGCGGCTCAACTGGGCCGCAGCTATAATCTAAGCTCTACACAAGGCCAAACAACATGACTGTTGCTAGCGATATTCGCAAAAATTTTAACCTGTTCGTGGACGGTCGCGGATTCGCTGGACAGGTCGATGAGGTCAACGCGCCGAAGCTGACGGCCAAGACCGAAGATTACCGCGCAGGCGGGATGAACGCGCCCGTCAAGTTGCGCATGGGGATGGAGGCGATGGACGCCGACTTCAGCATGCACAAGTACGACAAGGACGTTCTGGCCCTGTTCGGCATCACCGCGACGCAGGATGTGCAGTTCACACTGCGCGAAGCCCTGGAATCGTACGACGGCACCGTGACGCCCGTGGCCCACTACATGCGCGGCACCGTTACGGAAATGGACCCCGGCAGCAGCAAGGCCGGCGAAGTTGCCCCGATCAAAGTTTCGCTGAACCTGAACTATTACAAGCTGGAGCACGGCGGCAAGGTCATCCACGAAATCGACCTGGTGAACATGATTCACATCGTCAACGGCGTGGACCAGATGGCGGCGCAGCGCGCGGCCCTCGCGATGTAAGCAGTAAAGGCCGGCACCCGCCGGCCATCCCTCCCTGAAATCACTTTAAGCGAATCAAGATGAAGAACCCGAACGTTACCCTGAACGACAACGGCACCGCCACCATCACCCTGTCCCGCGAAGCCGTGTTTGCCGGCGTCAAGGTCAAGACCTTGACCATGCGCGAGCCGACCATCGGCGACCAGCTGGTGGTCGAGCACCACACCAAGGCGTCGGACATGGAAATCAACCTGTTCGCCAACCTGATGGACCAGGCGCCGGACGACATCAAAAAGTTGCCCCTGCGAGACTATCAGCGCGTCCAGGCTGCCTTCGGCCTTTTTACCGACTGAGCACGGACTACTGCCTGGATGGGATGCTTGTGCTGGCATCGCACACCGGATGGGCAGAATCGGAAATGCTGAACATGCGCACGTCGCGGTTCATGAAATACCTTGACCGACTGAAACGACTTAATGGCCAATAAGAAACTTGCCACAACCATCACCATCGGCGGCACCGTCACGTCCGGCCTGCGGGCTGCTGTCGGCTCCACTCAGTCGATGCTGCGTGGTTTGGGCAAGTCGGTTCAGGACCTGACGAAACGCCAAAAGCTGCTGGGCGAGTCCATCAACGTGTTCGGCCGCATGGGCAAGAACGTCGATGGGCTGCGCCAGCGCTACCAGGAAACCATCGCCACCGTTGACCGCCTGCGCGCTGCACAGAAGCGGCTGGCCGACCAGCAGGCCCGCGCCGACCGCATCCAGACCCGTGCCGGCGCCGTTGCCCGTGCGGGCGCTGGCGCATCCGTCGCTGGGGGCGCCCTGCTGGCGGCTGCCGTTCCTGGCGTGAAGGAAGCCAAGCACTACCAGAACGAAGAAAACCGCATCACGGCCCTGGGCATGGGCGACAAGACGAACGCCGCCGCGTTCGAATTCGCCAAGGGGCTGAAGACCTACGGCACCAGCCAGCTGGAAAACCTGGAACTGCTACGCGACGGCATGTCCGTGTTCGCGGACCTGCACCACGCTGAAATGGTCACGCCGCTGCTGGCTAAGATGAAGTTTGGCAACAAGGCTGTCTTCGGTGCCGAGCGCGGCGAACAGCAGTCCCAGCAGTTCATGGACATGCTGAAGGTCATCGAAACGCGCGGCGGCCTGAAGTCGGAAGCCGAGTTCAGCAAGCAGGCCAACATCATCCAGCAAGTCATCAGTGCTACGGGTGGCCGCGTCAGCGCGACCGAATGGCGCCACATGCTGATGACGGGCGGCTTGGCCGGCAAGTCGATGGACAGCGAAGCGCTGTTCTACACGTTCGAACATCTGGTTCAGGAAATGGGCGGCGACCGTGCCGGCACCGGCCTGAATTCCATGTACAAATCGCTGTACCAGGGCGTAGCCAAAAAGCGTTCCGTGCTGAACCTGGAGCGCTTCGGCCTGATTGGCGACAAAACGAAGGTCAAGCACGACAAGGCTGGCCAGGTGTCCAGCATGGAACCCGGCGCCCTGAAGGATTCCGACCTGTTCCGCGCCAACCCGTTCGAATGGATGGAAAAGACGCTGCTGCCGCAGCTGGCAAAGCACGGCATCACGGAAGAAAAGCAGATCATCGACACCATCGGCATGATTGTGTCCAACAGCGTCGGCGGCTCGTTCTTGGCGGAAATGTACCGTCAGCGCGAGAACATCCACCGCGCGCGCGACCGCAACAAGGGCGCGCAGAACGTGGACCAGCTGTACGACCAGGGCAAGAACAGCGCGGCCGGCAAGGAACTGGACGCCGAAGCCAAGCTGGCGGACCTGAAGCTGAAGCTGGGCCAGGAAGTCCTGCCGATCTACACGAAGGCGCTGGAGGTCGCGACCGGCGCGCTGGTGAAGTTCAACGCCTTCGCGGAGAAGAACCCCGGCGTGACGAAAGCGCTAGTGGTCGGGGCCACCGTGCTGGGCGGCGCCCTGGTGACGCTTGGCCCCGTGCTGGTGGCTACGGCCGGCGCCATGGGCATCTATGCCGGCGCACAGATGATGCTGGCCCGAGCCACGGCGGCCGGCGCGCTGTCGGGCGGCATCAGCCTGCTGGGCCGCGCCATGACTGGACTGGCCGGCGTGATTCCCGGCCTGCTGTCCGTCGTGCGTCCGCTCGCGCTCGCCTTCGCGATTGCCGGCGCCCCCATGTGGGTTGTGGCCGCTGCGGCAGCCGCCATCGGCGTGGCTGGCCTGGCCATCTACAAATACTGGGAGCCGCTGAAGGCGTTCTTTGTCGGGTTCGGCGAAGGTCTGATGGCCGGCATGCAGCCGTTCATCGACGTTGTTAAGCCGGTCGTGATGCCGATCCTGGAAACGCTGGGCGGCTGGGTGAAATCGGCGGCCGGCTGGTTCGGCGACCTGCTGACGCCCATCGGCGCCGCGTCCGAAACCACCAAGAAATTCGGCGACGCCGGCAAGCTGTGCGGCGAGGTCGTTGCCAAGGCGTTCAATGTGATGCTGACGCCCATCAAGGCCGTGGTGTCGTCCATCGAATGGCTGGTGGACAACGCCGGCAAGGTGCGGGGCCTGTTCGGCGGCTCCAGCACGCCGTCGCTGCCGGCCCCGGCGCCGCAGAGCCTGCCGGCAGTCCCGCAGATGCGCGGCGCAACCGGCGCGGCCGGCGGCCAGTCCGTCACGCAAACCAACACGTTCCACATCACCCAGCAGCCTGGCCAGGACGCCAAGCAGCTGGCCGATCAAGTCGCGGAGCGCCTGAAGCGTCAGAATGACGTGCGCAACCGCAGCGCCATGGGCGACCGATGAGCGAAGTAATGATGAGCCTGGGGCCGTACCAGTTCGGAATGGACACGGCGGCCTATCAGGAATTCGAGCGCAGCACCTCCTACACTTGGGCAGCCCAGGCGCTGTACGGCAAGGACGACGACCTGCAAGCCACGGGCCCCGGCGAAGACACCATCACGCTGAAGGGCGTTGTGTTCCCGGAGTTCATGGGCGGCATCGGCCAGCTGGACGCCATGCGCGCGCTGGGGGCGCAGCAGGAACCGCAGACCCTGATTGATGGCCTGGGCCGCGTCATGGGCGAATGGGTCATCCAGAGCATCGACGAAAGCGGCAGCCTGTTCGCCCAGCGCGGCATCGCGCGCAAGCAGGACTTCACGATGAAGCTGCGGCGCGCACCGGCCCAGCAGCAGGACAGTGGCGGCGGCATCCTAGGCGACATCATGTCGTCCATCGGCAGCCTGCCCATACCGCCCACGCCGCTGCTGTCGGCCATCAGCGTAGCCAGCAGCGCGACGAGCGGCGCAACTGGCCTGCTGTCGAGCCTGGGCGGTTCGGTTTCAGCCATCACCGGCATGGCGTCGCAGATCGGCGCGCAGGCGTCCGGCATCCTGTCGGCCGTCAACGGCGGCATCAACGCGGCACGGCGGCTCCAGTTCGCCGGCCAGGACGCTGCGCGCATGCTGGGCGGCATCGGTTCGGTGGCGAACATCCCGAGCGCGATGGGAAGCCTGGTGCGCCTGGGTGGCGAGGTATCGCAGGCGGCCGGCGTGTCGTCGTCCATCCTGCGGTCGGCCGGCGTGGACCTGTCCAGCGCAAGCGCGAACCCGGCGGCCATCACGGCTGTGCGTGACAGCATGCTGTCCGTGAACAGGCTTTCCGTGCTGGGCGTGCAGGTTCGCAGCGCGGCGCAATCTGTTTTGGGCGGCATCTTATGACGACATACACCACCAGCGCGGGCGATACCGTCGATTACATCGCCTGGAAATACTACGGGCAGACCGACAAGCAGACTGTTGAACAGGTGTTGGCTGCGAACGTCGGCCTGGCTGATTACGGCCCGATCCTGCCGGCGAACATCCAGGTGCAGCTTCCTGCGCTGGCCAAGCCAGCCACGGCCAAGGGGGTCAAGCTGTGGGATTGAAACCGACGTTCCGCGTTCTGGCCAACAGCAAGGACATCACCGACACCATCGCGGCCCGCTTCATCTCGTTGAGTCTGACGGACGAAACCGGCGTCACGTCGGACCTGCTGGAAATCGTGCTGGCCGACGACCCGGCGCAGCCCATCCAGAAGCCGCCAAAGGGCGCCGAACTGGAAGTGTTCCTGGGGTACGACGGCCAGGCGCAGCGCATGGGCATGTTCGTGTGCGATGAAATCGAGTTCGAAGGATGGCCCATGCAGATGACCATCCGCGCGCGGGCCGCCGTGTTCGACAAGACGCCCGCCGGGAAGGCGGACCTGCAAACGCAGAAGACGCGCAGCTGGGACAAGGGCACGAAGCTGGGCGATATGGTGGCCAAGATCGCGAAGGAACACGGCATGGAACCCGCCGTGGCCGACTCGCTGAAGTCGATTCCGTTGCCGCACATCGCCCAATCCGACGAATCGGATTTGAACCTGCTGGTACGACTGGCGAAAAAATATGATGGCGCGGTCAAGCCTGCGGACGGCAAGCTGGTCCTGGCCAAGCGCGGTGAATCGAAGTCCGTCAGCGGACAGTCGCTTGCGTCAATCAGCCTCACGCCGGCCAGCGGCATCACAAGCTTTCACGTCACTGAGGCGTCCAAGGACGATGCCGGCACGGTGGTGGCCTACTACCACGAGACGAAGCAGGCCAAGCGCCATGAAGTGAAGGTAGGGAAGGGCGAGCCGGTGCGCCGGCTCAAGCAGTACCAGCCCACCAAGGACATGGCCCTGGCGCTGGCCAAGGCCGAACTGGCGCGGCGCAGCCGTGGCACCACCACCGTCACCCTGAACATGCCTGGGCGTCCTGACGTGGCGGCAGAATGCCCGCTGAACCTGTCGGAGTTCCGGGACGGCGTGGACGGGGATTACGTCATCACCCGCGTGGCGCACACGCTGGACAAGGACGGCGGCTACAAATGCCGCGTCGAGGCCGAGCTACCGAACGACAAGGACGCGCCCGACGTGGAGGACGAAACTGGGGATGACGGGGCGTGATTCAGGGGTATGCGTGGGACTAAGTTCAACCAATGGTTCAACCAAACCCGCTGGTTCAACCAACCCCGCCCCTGCTAAGTGCTTGATTTTATTGGTACAGCCGCCCCGGCTCGAACGGGGGACCCCCAGATCCACAATCGGGTTATCGGGGATAATTCCGAATCAGACGACATCATTCCGCGCCGCCTAACCCATTGATCCTATTGCAAAACGCCTGCTGGTATGGCTTAGGCTCAACCAGGATGAACCGGCGTAGCAGCGACGAAGGTTCAACCGAAGGTTCAACCAAACCCAGCCAGGGGCAGCCATGCTGACCGACACCGAAATCAAGCGCGCCATCAGGGAGTGCGAGCGCGGCGAGACGGTCCTGAACGACATCAACGCGGGCAGGGGAGCGGGCAGCCTGAACTTGCGCATCCGCGCCGGGGCGAGCGGCAAGACCTGCACCTGGATGGCGGCCTGGAAGCAAAACGGCGTCAGGGCGTTTAAACCACTTGGCCGCTATCCGGCCGTCAGCGCCGCCCAGGCGCGCGCAATCTACAACGCCGAGATTGCCCCGCAGCTGCTGGCCGGCAAGGACCCGCGCGCCGCTGTGGCCGTCACGGAAAAGCCGACCGTGGGCCGCCTGTTCGAAGCCTACATCGTCAGCATGAAGGCGAAGGGCAGGGCGAGCGCGCCGGAAGTGGAACGCATGCTGCTGCTGGCCCCGTACAACGCCGCAGACGCGCTGGGCCGCAACCGGCTGGCCGGCACGGTGGGGCCGGAAGACGTGGCCACGTACGTGGCCAAGTTCTTCCGCGACGGCCGGCGTGGCGCCGCCCACAAGGCCCGCGCGTACGTGTCGGGCGCGTTCGGCTGGGCCACCAAGGCAACGCACGACTACACCAACAACGCGCGCCAGCACTGGGGCGTGACGGTCAACCCGGCGACCGCCGTGCAGCGCGACGCCATGGCCACCAGCAAGCGCAGCCGGAACCTGTCGGCGGCGGAACTGGCCACCCTGTGGGATGCCGCCAGCCCGCGCACCAGGGACATGACGCTGGAAACGGCTTCATGCATCCGCCTGCTGATCCTGTGCGGCCAGCGCGTGCTGGAAACCCTGCGCATCGAAGGCCACGAAATCGACCTGGACGCCGCCGTGTGGAACATGCCGGCTCACAAGACGAAGGGGAAGGAGTTCCCGCACACGATCCCGCTGCCGCCCCGCGCCGTGGACGTGCTGCGCCGGCTGAAGGCCCAGCACGGCGACGGGCCGCTGTTCCCGTCCCGCTTCGGCAAGGCCGACCACATCGACCACCGGAGCATCCAGCAGGTCATCGACCGTTGGAACGTTGGCATCATGCCGCCGTTCCAGACGCGCGACCTGCGCCGCACCTGGAAGTCCCGCACGGAAGACGCCGGCATTGACCGATTCACGCGCGACCTGATCCAGCAGCACGCGCGGAACGACACCGGCAGCCTGCACTATGACCGCGCCGACTACCTGCCAAGGATGCGCGTGGCCATGCGGAAGTGGTCCGGCTGGCTATCAAGAAACGTTACTGATAGGAAAAATCAATCGCAAGATGTTGCTGCTTGATGCATAATGAAGTTCTGCCGACATGCAGATAAGTGAAAAACTGAAATCCCGACCAGATGTTGCGGCTGTCGTAAGCCAAGAGCGGGTAACGCGGTCCAACGATTGCCGGACAAAATGTTCAATCGCGCCGATAGTCTCAGGGCGTAAGCTGCGACCCCGGATTGTAGCAGTAACGAAAGGCTGGATGACTTCATCATTCAAGACGGCCTCTAAATGTCCACGAATGGTCGCCCAATGGTTCTACGAGGCGCAAACTGTTCGAAACCTGACAGCCGGAAAGACGGCAATGGAAACTTGGCTGAGAGGCTTAAGGCATCCGGTTGCTAACCGGTCGGCTCCGAAAGGGGCTCGCAAGTTCGAATCTTGCAGTTTCCGCCAAACACCGCGCCACTTTCCAGATAGGACTGGGCGCCCCGCGTAGCTGGAACGAATAGCGCCAGCCCTAAGACCCGGCCCCGCGCCGGGTTTTTTGTTTCCCGCGACGGAAAACCCACCAGAGGATGCCGGCGCGGCTATCCGGCACCATGATTGAATCAACTTCATCATGGGCCAGTATGCCGCGACCAATTCCACACAAGCACGGTTCGACCTTCAGGGCCGAAATCGTTGCCACCGTACAGGGCGACCCGCTCGACCTGTCGGCCGTCACCATCACCAGTCAAATCCGTTCCGTTCGCGGCAGCTTCCGCGTGCCCGGCGTCATCGTGGAAATCATCGACGCGGCCACCGGCAGGTTCGTCGTGAAGGCGAACGACACCAGCGAGTGGCCGCTGTCCATGCTGGAATGGGACGTGCGCATGGTCGCCGCTGACGGCACCGTGAGCGCCACGGAAACCGTACTCATCGACTGCACCCGCGAGGTGACGCGATGATTAACCTGGCCATCAACGTCGTATCGTCGGAAGTGAGCCTGGCGGCCACCATCGGCGGGCTGATTATCAACCAGACCGGCGGCGCGGGCAGCGTCGGCGCACAGGGTCCAGCTGGCCCAGCTGGTCCGCAAGGGCCGCAGGGCGTCCAAGGCCCGGCAGGCCCCGCTGGCCCGCAGGGTCCGCAAGGCCCAGCTGGCGCTGCCGGCGCGCAAGGCCCAGCGGGTCCAGCAGGTCCGACAGGGGCAACGGGCGCGCAGGGTCCGGCCGGACCCACCGGCCCGCAGGGTCCGGCTGGCGCGACGCCCGACCTTTCCGCGTTCCTAACCAGCAACGGCACGGACGTGACCACGCTGGCCACCGTCACCAGCGCGCCGACAGGCTCTTATGTCATCGTCCTGAACACGGACGGGTCTATGAACCGCCTGTTGGCATCGTCGCTTGGCAGCGCACCCCCTGCCGACACTACTGCGCCCACGGTGCCGACCAGCCTGGTAACGTCGAACGTCACCGCGACGGGCGCCACCCTGTCGTGGACAGCCTCGACGGACAATTCCGGAGCCGCGCCGACGTACGAGGTAAGCCGTGATAACTCGTCCTGGACGGCGGCGAGTGCATCGCCCTACGCATTCACCGGCCTGACCGCATCAACCCTGTACACCCTGTACGTGCGCGCCCTGGACGGGTCTGGCAACCGTTCGGCCGCCGCATCGATCCAGGTCACGACCAGCGCGAGCGCCGACACCACCGCGCCAACGATGTCCGGCAGCGTCACAACGAGCAACGTCACGGCCAACAGCTTGACGATGGCGTACACGGCCGGTTCCGACAACGTGGCCGTCACGCGCTACGATGTGAGCGTGGACACCGGCACGGCCAGCTGGGTCAGCAACGGCACCAACCTTTCGTACAACGCCACCGGCCTTACGGCCAGCACCGCCTACACCGCGCGCGTCCGCGCTGCCGACGCCGCCGGCAACCTGTCGAACGTGCTGACCGCGAGCGTCACGACATCGGCCAGCGCTGACACTACGGCGCCCACGCTGTCCAACCCTGTCGGCACGGCCACGGGATCGACCACAGCAACCGCGACCGTCAGCACGGACGAGGGCAACGGTACGCTGTATTACATGGTCAGCACGAACGCTACGGAGACTGCAACAACCGTCAAGGCCGGCTCCAGCAAGTCCGTCACCGCGTCCGGCACGCAGAACGTCAGCTTTACGGGTCTCACGGCCAGCACGCAGTATTACACGCACTTCCTGCACCGCGACGCTGCTGGCAACGACTCTGCTGTTGCAAACGGCCCCGGCTTCACGACGAATTCCGCCGCCACGATGGCAAGTCAGTACAATCTGACGTCTTCGAACAGCGCTGGCATGACTGGCGGCGCACTGACTGCTGCGTCTGCTGGCGCAAACGACTGGTATGCACAGCCCACAAATACCCGCGTGAACATTCGTTCGAACGACGGCAACAACACGGTTCCTGCTGATGGTTCGTTCCGCTGGGTGTGGCTGAAGAAGGGCGTTACGCCTGCACAGGCTGGCATCACGGCCACGTCCACTTCGCTGCCGGCCGACACTGGCGGCACGGCCAACGGCAACGCCACCGCGCACACCAATGGTGTGGCATACGGAACGTTCGTTAAGGTCGGCAGCTGGGCGAACAATTCAAGCCCGTATTGGGGCACCTACTCGCCGAACGGCTCGTTCTACATGTGGGGCGGTACTGCGGTCGGAACGTACAACCTGTGGGTCATCTACTCGGACGGCTCGTCCAAAGTGTATGACAACAACACTGGAACCGCCATCGACTACACGACCTCCTGATGAAATTCTTATTCGGACAAAATGGCCGCCTGCTTTTAGTGGGCGGCAAACCGCTCGCGACAAATTCCAGCACGACGCCGACGCAATCCATTGCGCTGACATCGTGGTATCTCATCGGCACCGGATCGCGGTTCAACATCCAGACCACGGCCGCCAGCGGCGACACCACGGCGGACGTGCCCGTGGTGTTCTCCTACACTGGCGGCGCCCCGTCGTCGGTGCAGGCTCGTGCGGTCGATTCCAATGGCGCGGCGATCCCCGGCGCAGATTGGACGGAATTGCAGTCCGTCCAAGTGGACGACGTTGCAAAAACTGGAATCGGCTATCTGCCTGGCGTGCGTGCCGGCGTCGGCTACCGGCGCCAGGTTCGGGTCGGCACCAGCGGCACCATCACAGCCACCGACGCGCAGACGTTCAACGTCGGCCAGATGCTGCTGCCGTGGGGCCAGTCGAACATGCGCGGCACAATGGACGGCTACAGCGGCGGCACCAAGATTCCAGGCTCGTCCACCGTGGACGAACTCGGGTACTTCAGCACGAACGGGACCGGCGCGTTCTTCGGACCTGGCGGCTTCGTGCCGGCGAACAACAGCACCGCAATCGGCAGCTACTACACCAACGGCGGCGGCGGCCTGTCCATGCTGCGCATCATCGGGGATCGGCTGGCGGCGAAGTTCGGCCGCAAGGTCGGCGTAGCGCTGAACCCGTGGGACCAGAACGGCACCGCCATGGCCGGCTTCATGAACAGCGCGGGCGTCATCCCGATGCTGGCCAACACCGGGACCAGCGGCCAGAACGTCGGCATGTCGTCGCCCCGGAATTACATCGTGGGCGATTACCGCGCCGTAGCATGGCACCAGGGTGAATCCGATTCCGGCGCGATCACGCGCGCGCAACGCCTGGCCGACCTCATCAAGTTTTGCCAGGCGCACATCGCCCAGGTGGCCAAGTTCGGCCGCAGCCCGTCGCAGCTGACGTTCCTGTTTGCCATTATGGGCGTGTATGGCGTGTCCAGCGGCAACGTGGTCCCACAGGCTGAAGTCCTGCGCGCCGCCGTGATGGACCTGGTGGCGTACGGCGCCACGCAGGGGTGGGACGTTCGCATCGGCTGGAGTTGCATCGACTTCGACCCGCAGGCCGCCACGCCACCGGACAATCTGCACTTCGGCAGCGAGGACCGATACCGCTCAAACCGCAGGCTGACGCAGGCGTTCCTCAACGCGCTGGACCCCGCGAACGTGCCGCACGGCGCTGCCGGCCCACGCCTGACGGGCGCCGTGACGCGATCCGGCGATGACGTGACGCTGACCGTTGCGCACGATGGCGGCGCTACGCTGGCGGCCAAAACGTCGGGTTCACCCATCACGGGCTGGTACGCGAACACGGCGGCGGACTTCAGCGGCACGGACCTGGCCGTGAGCAATATAACGATATTGTCCGCCAGCCAGATCAAGGTAACTGTGGCCGGTGCGCCGACCACGTTCTATATCAAGCACTGCGGCCATAAATTCGGCTCGACGTTGAGCAGCCATCCAGACGTTTCAAATCTTATTTACGACGACTTCGTTTATCCGACCGGAGCGGCGGCGCAGGACCAGTACACGGGCCTGCCACTGCAACCGACACCGGATGCAATCAGAGTCGGATAATGAAAAACCCGCCAGCTGGCGGGTTTCTTGTTTCAGGCGATTACGATGGCCGCAAATATCAGCCATCCCCACCCATCATTTCCGGTGCATGCCACGATGGTTGCGCCGATGATCGCCACCAGGGCGACGACATGGCGGGGAGCCCAGGATTTCATCGCGGCGACACGCAGCATGCGCGCGTGCGGAACGACTTGGAGCCCTTGGCGTCCGGCTGGACTTCGATCCAGTCGCCCTTCGCGCCAGGGTGGGTCTTGACCACGCGGCCCTCGACAAATTCGGTGCCGCGCACGGTGCGGGCGATGACTTTCTGCTTTTCTTTAAACATGGTGTTTTATTGGCGAGTGGATAAAAGTAATGCCCGCAAATAATAACTTACGTGCGGGCATTAAAGCAACTTATTTATTGCTTTTTAGAACGGAATATCGTCGTCCATGTCGCTGAAGTTCGGCGCGGGCTTCGGCTGCGGGCGCGGTGTGTTCTGCTGCGGCGCCTGACGCTGCGGCGGGGCGCTGTCCTGGCCGCCAGCTGCGCGCGGGCCGAGTTCCACGCCATCGACGCGGGCCACCAGCTTGTGGCCCTCGCCGTTCTGGCTCTGGTATTTTTCGATGTGAATGTCCGACAGCACGAAGCAATGCACGCTGCCCTTCGTCAGGTACTGGGCGAGCGCTTCGGCCTGCTTGCCCCACAGGCTGGCGTCAATCCACTGCGTTGGGCGGTTGCCGTCCTGGCCTTTCTGCCCGTAGTTCACGGCCAGCGACAGGTTGCACACGGCGTCGCCGCCGGGGGTGTAGCGGATTTCTGCATCACGGCCCAAGCGGGCCAGTCCGATGGTTTTCATGGTGTTTAAACGTCTTTCGTCGGGTTGAAATTATTTGCTGCGGCGTGCGTGTTCCTGTGCGCACGGGATTCCGCAGAACAGGCGCGGCGACTCGATAGGCTCGCCGCACAACGGGTTCAGGCATTCGCCAGTATGCTCCAGCTTCGGTTCCCTGGCGGCTTTCCTTTCCTGGAGGTTCCGCGCGCTGACGACGGCCAGGGCGTCCAGTTCTTGGGCGCGTTCGAAGTCGTCAGCCATGGATTACGCGGTATGCAACGATGTCGTTGAAGCGCTCTGGTCCGTGTGGCCACTCAAAGTCATTCGAGCGCGAAACCCCGGTGGTGCCGTTTCGCAAGCGCACTTGAACGCTCTTTCCTGGGGCCGGATTTTCGCCGCCGGCCCATTCGATCCATTCCGGCTCGCCGCTCGCAGCCTCTTCCGCCGCCCACGCTTCGGCGTTAGCCGCTTCGTGCGCCTTCAGTTCGGCATGGTGTTCAGCGTGGCGCTTGCTCTCCAAGAAAATTACCGCGCCCGCCAGGTAGTTGATGGCGCCCAGCAGTTCCGCCACGTCGCGGCCTGCCGGCAGGCGCTGGGATTCCTGGGATTTCTTCGCGGCCTGGCCCAGCAGGAAGCCTGGGCCGTACAGGCTGGCCAGGGTCTGCATGGGCTGCTGGTCAAACGGCAGGTCCGTGGCGTGGCGTTCCTTGCCCTTGCCGCCGCTTGCCTGTTCGAAGGCCCGGCGGAGCACGTCCGCCAGGCTGTCGTATCCGGGTGCTTCCAGAGTGATTTTGTTCATGTGGTCGGTTGGTTGTCGTTGCTCGATTGATTTTGGATGTTCTGCGCTTCCCAGTCTTCCAGCTTGTCCAGCGGGTACGCGACTTTGGCGCCGAACTTCACGAAGGGCGGCCCCAGGCGCTTGCTGCGCCTGTTGGCCAACGTGCCCTTGGTGTGGGTGCCGCCCCAGCGTTCAATCAGTTCATCCGGGGTGAGGTACTTTTTAACTGCGGGCATCGGTGCTGCTTTCCGTTACGCTGCGGCCGGCTGGCTCAGGATTTCGTCGTTCAGGGCGTCCATGTCGGCGCCGCCTGCGGCGCGCTGTGCATCGAACGCGGCGGCCGAGTTCTTCAGGATTTCCAGGCCGTCCGCGCCGATGGCCTTGCGGACCTTCGCCGGCAGCGCAGCCCAGGCAGCGGCCAGGGCATCCACGCCGTTTTCGCAAACCAGAGACAGGTTGCTGCGGGCGCGCTCCACTTCCGGGTCCAGCTGCTGGTCGGCGCCGTCCACCCAGTCGCGCAGCTGCTTGCCGTGGGCCGGGGTCAGGTAGCCTTCAGCCAGTTCGCCGGTCTGACCGAAGATGCTGACCAGTTCGGCGGGGCACTTCAGCACGTCGCGCGACTTGCCGCCGTTCCACATCATCATGCTGGCCGTCAGTTCGAACGTGAAGTTCTTTTCCTGAATCGGCAGCACGCCCTGCGGCTCGTATTCGGTTTTGCCGTCGCGCTTGACCAGCTTTACCTTCTCGCGAGCGCGCAGGCACACGATGATGTGCATGGGCGACTGCAACAGGGCGTTCATGAAGCGCTTGTGTTCCGACTTCGCCTTGTTCCACGCCGGGTTGCGCGGGTTGCCGGCATTGGCGATGTCTTCGCAGCCGCCCATCCCTTCCCACTCGTGGGACACGCTGTCGATTACCAGCACTTCCACGCCGGCCTTTTCGAACGCCGCGATGGCGTCGATGTACCGCTGGGGGCTGAACGGCGCCGTCAGGTCGCCAATCAGGAAGCGGTGGACCACGCCGTGTTCGTCCACCAGGTCGTTCGCGTACAGCCGGCCGCGCTTGTTCTCCGTGCAGATGAAGCCGACTTTCTTGGCGTTGTAGTTCGCCAGCCCCCAGGCCAGGCGGATCGCGGTGGCCGTCTTGCCGCCGCCGGACACGCCGCCGAGACCGACAACCAGGCGCGCGCCTTCCCGGCGCGCTTCTTCGATTTGAAAAACACTCATTGGTGAAGTTCTTTCAGGACAGGTTTAAATTACGCGCTTTCCAACAGGTGCGCGTTCTTGGTGAATTCCCAGGTGGGCAAATCGATTTCCTGGATGCGGTCGCCGTAGCAGGGCCAGTTATTCGTCGCGACGCACTCGGCGTACTTGCGCAGGCTGGCGCGGTACTTTGCGCGGCCCAGGTCGCGACTCGTGTCCGACAGGCGGTACACAGCGACACCGATGGGGCGGCCATCGACAAGGCGGGCGCCTTTCTCGACCACGACGAACAGGAAGCCCTTGAGCGGCTTACCGACCGCAGCGCATCCGTCCGTGTAATAGGCGTCCTGCACGTCATACGCCCAGTTTGCCATCGACTTCGCGAACCCCTGCGGGCTGGCGTCGTCCGCCGTCTTCAGGTCGGCGATGTACCCAGTGTCCAGCCACTTATCCGGCCGGCAGCGGCACAGCACGCCGGTTTCCTGATCGATCCAGTACACGGACTGTTCGGCCTTACCTGGCGCGAGCATCAGGGCTCTAGCCGCAGGATGCGCCAGGACAGCTTCGCGCATTCGGTGCAGTTGGTCCCATTCTTCCGGCTCCAGCACGGTGCGGTGGCCGTTGTTTTTCAGCCACTCGGCCTTGATGTCGGACCACAGCGTGATGTCCTCGCCATTGTCGCGCAGCAGCTGGGCCAGCTGGGGTATGGTGCCCGTGGTAGGGAGCAGGCCAGGGCGAACGGCATTCAGTTCTTCCAGGTTCGCCTTCAGTTCGGCGCCCTTCATCGACTGGAATTCGGCAACCACTGCCGGCGTCCTGTCCCGTTCGTCCAGCGCGTCGAGGATGCGCGCCACCAGTTCATCCTTCGTTCCCGTCGTGGACAGCTTCGGCAGGCGCGTTTCGTTCAGCTTCGCCACCATCGCCACCAGCTGGTCCCGGCTGTCGATGGCGCGCGGATAATCAGACTGCCTCAAACCCAGGCAGTAGTCCCGCACGAACAGTTCCGGCTCCAGCATCAGCGCGTGGAATGCCGTCCCAATGGCCTGGGCCGCCGTCGATTCCTTCGTGGCATTGTCGTTTGCCGCCAATGTTGCAGCGCGAAAGTGCAACGGGCTGCGCCTTATTAAAGCGAGTCCCGAGTTACTGACGCCGGGTCCACCGTGGTATTCAGCGTTACTGATGTTGTCGTAGATGCCGGGTTTCATGATTCTGTCGCCGAGTGGAAAGCTTTATTGTAGCACCGGAAGGATTCCGTGTGACAATAATTTATCCAGAGTGATGCCCCGTTAGGACAGGTGTTTCTTGGCCCCGGAATTTTTCTCCGTTAAGCGGGATTAATCTTGTGCCCGCTTCGTAGGCACCGCAACAGGTTTCTTGTCCAGTTTGGACACGATCTCGCATGTGCGATGGAACCGGAGCAGATTTGCATCAATTACACCCTGCACCTTCTTGTCATTGCCACCCTGAGTTCCTGTTATCCAGCGTCCGACTTCATCGCGCACAACTATTCCGGCTGCCATTAATTCATTCAGGCGCCGGATAACGGTCGGGCGCGGCATGCCTATATAGTCGGCAAGCTTGGCTGCCGTCAGCGGCCTGCCTTCTTTTTGTGCAATCCAAATGGCGATTCCTATAAGGACATCGCCACACGATGATGCCGGCCATTCGGTCGCGATAATCGTTTCAGCGCTGGCCCTGAATGCTTCAATCAGAAACCGGCCTACAGCTAGTTCGGCCCTTTCCCTGCGCTTGGGCATGGCGGTATCTCCAGTAGCGGCCTAAACATAAATCAAGGCTTGAGCGTTCCGGAAATATCTGCGCAAAGTTGTCGCATGTCACCGCAGCCGGATTATAATTGCTACGCTGCAATTACTTACGATTATGCCGATACAACTTCGCGACTACCAAACCGACCTCGTGTCACGCACCGGCCAGGCGCTTCGGCGCGGTCCATCCGTGCTGCTGCAAGCGCCGCCGGGGGCCGGAAAGACCGCCATGGCCACGTACATGGCCGAAGCCTTCAGCGGTCGCGGCGATGCCGTGTGGTTCATGTGCCATCGGGCGGAATTATTGGAGCAGTCCAGCAAGACGTTCAGCCGGTACGGCCTGGCGCACGGCTACATCGCCGCCGGCCTACCCATGAACCTGCACGCGCCCGTCCAGGTGTGCAGCA